AAGCTGCTCCTACTAACTCCACTTCAGGTGGTACCGGTGCTATCAACAACTGGGATCCAATTCTCATTTCGTTGGTTCGTCGTGCTATGCCTAACCTTATTGCTTATGATATCGCTGGTGTTCAGCCAATGGCTGGTCCTACTGGTCTTATCTTCGCAATGAAGTCACGTTACAACGACAATGCTAGCCGTTTGAATGCTACTGAAGCTCTGTTCAACGAAGCTGATACAGACTACAGCTCAAGCTCATTTGACGGTACACAGGTACAGCTAAGAATGGTACTCACTCAGGTGATTCTTCTTCACTCCCAGGTACAGATACTGTTCCTACTGGCGGTGACGATGTTGCTGATAACTTCGGTTTCGGTGGCGGTATGACAACTCAACAAGGTGAAGCTCTTGGTGATACAGATGCCAATGCTTTCCCAGAAATGTCATTCACAATCGAAAAGGCAACTGTTACAGCTCGTACACGTGCTCTGAAAGCTGAGTACACAATGGAACTGGCACAGGATCTGAAAGCTGTTCATGGTCTCGATGCTGAAGCTGAATTGGCAAACATCCTGTCAGCTGAAATCCTGGCTGAAATCAACCGCGAACTGATCCGTACAGTTAACTCACGTGCTAAGCTTGGTGCTCAACAGTCTGACCTTGCAAACGGCTGGTACATTCGACCTAGAGTTGATGCTGATGGCCGTTGGTCTGCTGAAAAGTACAAGGGTCTGGTTGTTCAGCTCGAGCGTGAAGCAAACGTTATCGCGAAAGAAACTCGTCGCGGTAAAGGTAACTTCATCATCTGCTCGTCAGATGTTGCTGTTGCTCTCCGTGCTTCAGGTATGCTTGACTACACACCTGCTTTGGCTGCTAACGCTAGCCTGACAGTTGACGATACAGGTAACACATTTGCTGGTACTCTGGTCGGTGGCATGAAGGTCTATATCGATCCATATGCAACTGTTAACTACCTGACTGTTGGTTATCGTGGCGCTAGCCCATATGACGCTGGTCTGTTCTACTGCCCATACGTTCCATTGACAATGGTTCGTGCTGTTGGTGAGAATACCTTCCAGCCAAAAATTGGCTTTAAGACTCGCTATGGTATGGTTGCTAACCCATTCGTTCAGGCAACACCTCAGAACGATATTGGTGCAGTTCGTTCCAACCAATACTACCGTATCTTCAAGGTTACAAACATCCTCGGCGAGGGTTAATTTGTAATACCTTAATCGGTAATTAAAAGGAGGGACTTCGGTCCCTCTTTTTTTGCATATAAATAGTTGTATATTACAACAGGATTCTATTATGATATATGATAAGACCGTTAACTTTGATGCACCTAGCACACTGAATCAAAATCCATCTTTTGCTTTACCGCATAGTTTTAGATTGACTATTGATGGACAAAAGTATAAGAATGCAATGTTTTCTATTCAAAGAGTAGAAATACCTGATATTACAGCTGAAGCGGCACCGATGAATTTACCTCAGCGCAATATTGGATTTTCTGCAGATAAACTAAACTATGCAGATCTTAGTGTTACCTTTTTGGTTGATGAAGACTTTACAAATTATACAGAAATACATGACTGGATGTATGGTGCAGTTACACAACCTGACGGTAAAGATGTTGACAAATACAAAGACATTTCATTGCTTGTATTGAGTTCGCATAACAATGTCATTCGTGAGTTCAAGTTCGTCAAATGCTTTCCAATCAACCTATCCTCAGTTGCTTTTGATGCCACTGTTACTGATGCCGAATACCTGACTGCTTCTGCAGTATTTCATTATTCCTATTTCAAAATTGTATAATCGTGGCCCATTATAAAAGCATATTCATATCAGATATTCACCTGGGAACAAAGGGGTGTCAGGCAGATGCTCTTTGTCATTTTCTTAAAAACAATACCTGTGAAAATTTATTTTTAGTCGGTGATATTATAGATGGATGGCGATTGAAAAAAAGATGGTATTTTCCACAGTCACATGCAAATGTAATTAGAAGAATTCTTACTGCTGCTAAACGTGGGACAAATGTATATTATATTTTAGGTAATCATGATGAAGTGTTAAGAAAGTTTTTACAATATGATATTGATATTGGTCGTATTAAAGTATTAAACCGTTATGACTACACGGGAGTCAATGGTAAGAAATATTTAGTTGTTCATGGTGATATGTTTGATAAAATTATGTTAGATAAAAAATGGCTCATGCATATCGGTGATACATTATATGATATAATGATTTGGGTTAATACACACTTTAATTCAGTACGCATGTTTTTTGGCATGAAGTATTGGAGCTTATCAAAATGGCTTAAGCATAATACTAAACAAGCTATTAATTTTATACACAAGTTTGAGCATCATGTCGCAAGCTATTGTAAAAATAAAGGTTATGATGGAATTATTTGTGGCCATATTCATACTGCAGAAATAAAGGAAATTGATGGTATTGAATACATGAACGATGGGGACTGGGTAGAATCTGGTTCAGCGTTAGTTGAGCACGAAGATGGCCGATTTGAAATATTGTATCCAACATATGATAAAAAAGATTATGAGAAAAATTTTACTGATAACTGATGCATGGAAACCGCAAACTAACGGCGTAGTTACTACTCTCACTAATTTAGTTCAACAAGCTAAGCTTAACGGCGACAAAATACATGTATTTCATTCAGGCCGATGTAAGATAAGGTTTCCTCTTCCTGGATATTCAGAAATACAGGTTGGTATTGTAATGCCTTGGGTTGTTCGTAAGTTGCTTAAAAAACAAAGATGGGACCATATTCACATTGCAACTCCTGAAGGCGCACTAGGAATTGCATTTGCGCGCACTTGTCGAAAGTTAAACATTCCATTTAGCACAAGCTGTCACACAAAATTCCCTGAATTTGTTAACTCAAGATGTTCATTTGTACCAATTGAATTAGGTTGGCGTTGGATGCGTCACGTATATCGAGACTCAACCAATATTTTGACAACAACCGATACAATGGTTAATGAACTCAAGTCATGGGGTTTTACACAAGACATACGATCATGGACTCGAGGTGTTGATACTACGATTTTTAATCCAATAGGTAGAGAGGCATCTGATTGTAAAAATCCATTATTAGTTTGTGTAAGCCGTATTAGTCATGAAAAAGGTTTAGATGATTTTTGCAATATTGACTATCCTAATGCAAAATTAGTTATTGTAGGCGATGGCCCATATCGTAAAGAGCTTGAACGCAAGTATCCTCATGTACATTTTACTGGTGTATTAAAAGGTGAAGCATTAGCAAAATGGTACCGTCAAGCAGATTGTTTTGTATTTCCTAGCAAGGCTGATACGTTTGGTGTAGTAATGATTGAATCAATGGCATGTGGTACTCCTGTAGCAGCATATCCAGTTACAGGACCTATTGATGTAATAGAGCAAGGTGTGACTGGATACATGAGTGAAAATTTAAAAACTGCGGTTGAACGTTGCTTATCTCTAGATAGAAGTAAAGTATACGAGGTAAGTAAACAATATACATGGGAAGAGTGTTATCGTCAGTTTAAAGAAATACTTTTACCTTGGGACTGATTTGTGATATAATAAATATATTTGTTATCGTGAGGAGTACCCTATGTTAAAGCTTGATGATGTACTTGAAATGTGGAAAAAAGATTCCGAAATTGATGAAATGAACCTTGATGCAACGTCAATCAATTCAGCTAAGCTCCATTCAAAATACCTAGAACTGTTGTCCGTTACCAAACTTCAACTTAAGAAGAAGGAAATGGATTTTAAAGTGCTGCTTAAAAATAAATGGCTTTGGTACAATGGAAAATTATCAAAGGCAGAAATTGATGAACTAGGTTGGGGTTACGATCCGCTCAATGGATTGAAAATACTCAAAGGTGAAATGGATCACTTTTATGATTCTGATAAAGATATACAGGCAGCACAGGGTCAAATCGAGTACCTAAAGACCCTTATAGATACTTTGACAGAAATACTTGAAAATATCAAGTGGAGACACCAGACCATACGTAATGCTCTGGAATGGCGTAAGTTTACAAGTGGGATGTAATGGATATAATTAAGGTACGTAAAA